TATTATATTGATAAGATATAAAGAATTAATACGTTCATAAATAAAATGGATTTGCAAAATAACTTATTGTTTTTATCATTAAAAAGATATTATACAGGTAATAATCTTAAACAATTATTAAAATATTTGAAACGAGATAAAATATCATTACGTATTGTGGATTGGTTTGTAACAAATTATTCAAAAAAATACGATTCAATATATGATACTAACAATAAACCATTTATTGTGTTTCATTCATATAAATCACAATTAAAATCATATTCTAAAAGATATTTTGATCCATTTTGTAGACGCAATCGTATAGATTTTTATTATAGACCAAATGAAAGTATATCTACAACAATTGGTCAATTAAACTTTTTTAGGTGGGCAATAAATAATAATGTTATTGAGCACATTATAGAAAATTATGATGAAATTGAAACTGATATGAATATATCAATTAGAGACATGAAAAAAAAAAGTATTAAACAAAAAAATTGTAGAAAAAAACGACAAGAATTATCATTATCAGCATCTAGAGGTTTAAATAAACATCATGGTCGAATAGTTATATTTTTTGATTAATTACTACTACCACAAGTTGAACTACCACCTGTTCTAAACGATTCTAATTTGTCTTCATTTTTTGTTACTTTACGATTTAAATAATAATGACAACATAAAAAAATTAATAATAATATTAATAATACAATCCTAATTATTTCAATATATTTATCCATATATTTTACTAATTCCATATATTATATGATATATTTTAATTTACTTCTTTCCACGCTTTTTCTTTTTAACAACAATTTCTTCTTCTTCAGATTCATCATCATCGTCGCTTGATTCAATTGCTAATTCTGATCCAACTTCATCTTCATCATCTTCTTCTGAACTGTCAAATGCATATTCATCCATCATGATTGGAACACGAACTTTCATTTGAAGCGGTTTCCAACTACAACCAAAACCTTGCGGACTGAACCACAAACCAGTACATTTCAAAATCATACGCATAGATGTGCCTTTCTTCAAAATACCTTCAACAGACTTAAAATTATCACCATTTTCATCATTTACATTAATTTTAGTTTTATTTTCATCAAAGAACTTACACAAATATTGCTTTTCCTTGTTATGCTTAATTTTGAATCCAAATGTAGGAGCATATTTACCTGTCTTTTCACCAGTTTCTGGATCTTTGTAATCACGAACAATTGAAACATACTTTTCATTCAAAATCTCATCTGAAATACTTGCTTTTCCAAACCATTCTTTTGAGTTCTTTTTTGCAATACCTTTAATCAATTCATCCATATTTCTCATCATTTCAATAAATGCAAGCATATCACCTGATTCACCATTCAAAGAAACACGACAATCATATTTACCACCTTGTTCATCTGGATAATATTTTGCATCAAATGTCATTGCCATATGTGGAGATTGAATCTGTAGAGAAACTACGCCTTCTTCTTCAAGACTTCCGTAATTTATGTATGAGATCTTTGCACCACTTGGCATTTTTTTTAATTTTGATATTTCAATTTTTTTCAAATCAATTTCATTTGGTTTCATCACTTTTGTTGACATCTTTTTTTGTTGTGCTGTATATCTCTTCTTGTTATCTATGATAGATATGATTTTAAGTATATTTCAAATTTTAATTTATTTTTATATTTAAATATTATACTTTAAATTAATATATAATATGAGTTGTATTTATATTGATAGAACTGATTTAATGTTTAAAAAATGTAAAAGTCGTAAAAAATATGGTAATTTTTGTAAAAAACATCGAAGTCTTTATTTATTGAAAGACAAAATTATAGTAAAATCTAGATATACAAATGATGTTAAAGATTATAAAAGAATTGATTATATTAATAGTATTTTAGAAATATATCCCGATCGTAAAATTAAATCATTATCAAAAAAACGATTAGTTGATATGTATTTATCAATTGTCGATAAAGATTTGTATTTCAAAAATCATCAACCAGATATAATAAAAATACAATCTATATTTCGTAGAAAAAAAGCAACACTAGATATACTTAGAGGTATTGGATACTATTATACAAATTTATGTAAAAATAACGAAGATTTTTATTACATGACAACTATTCAAGATACACCTGATATATATATATTTACTTATCGTGATTCAAAAAAATCAGTATGGTTTTTTGATATGAGAAGTTTCCATAAACTTTTACAAACAAACGATGAAAATCCTTATACACGTGAAGAAATTGATAATATTACTATTCAAAGATTTCATAGATTAAAATGGAAATTGCAACAACAAAAGGTTGATATAAATATAGATATGACATTTACTGCAGATAGACAAACAACTATAAAACAAAAGACTGTTGATATATGCAGTGTTTTATCACAATTTGGATATTATTGTGATATTGAATGGTTTTTATCGTTAAATTTAAATCGATCTAAAAGATTATATAAAAAACTTGAAGATATTTGGAATTATAGAACATTTTTAAGTTATGAAACAAAATCAAGTATATCTCCACCACATGGAATAATATTCAATATACCTATAAATGAAATATATAATAAAACAGATATTTTAGAAATTCAAGATATAATATTGAATTATATATCTACATTTAATAATGCAACTACTCTAGATAATAAAAGACTCGGATATATGTATTTTTTGATTGGATTAAGTGAAGTAAATCCTCTTTGTTTAGATTGTCATGAATGGATTCAATTTGCCCTCCATTAAACTACTTAAAAATAACATATGTATATTATAAAAATACATAGTGCGGTTGATATACAAATAAAAAAAATAACTTACATTAAAATGCCTAAGAAGAACACCAAAAACTCCAAGAAATCTGTCAAGGTTGAAGTTGTTGAACCACCTGTGGTTGTTGAACCAGTGGTTGTCGAAACTGAAATTGTCGATGAAGGACCTGAATTGTTTGATTATTCAAGTGAAATCACTCATCTCCAAGATACATTGAAGTCTACATTGAATACTGTTCGTGAATTGGTTTCTCATGTTGCAAAACTTGAGAAGCGATTGAATCGTGATAAGAAAGTTGTTGACAAGAAGATCAAAGGTCGCACCAAGCGTATTGGAGCAAATACCATCAATGGTTTCTCAAAACCAGGTCCTGTTTCTGATGCTCTCCGTTCTTTCCTCGGTCTTGGAAAGGATGAACTTATTTCGAGGACTGATGTCACCAAGGGAATTACGAGTTACTGCAAGGCACACAATCTTCAAAAGGAGGAAGACAAGCGTATTATTCTCCCTGATACTAAGTTGAGGAAGTTGCTGAATGTCGCTAAGAGTGATGAGTTGACTTACTTCAATCTTCAAAAGTATATGAAGGTTCACTTTCCTAACAAGGAAGGTGTTTACCCAACTCTTTGAATTAATTAATTCAAAAAAAAATAATATATTATAAATGTCTGAAGATTCAATGTTGATGTGTTTAATATGTTTTGTTTTTGGATATTTAATTTCTAGAATAATAAGGAGAGATAGAATGAGTGTTGGTGGTAAATAAAACTAATATTCAAATGGAATAATTTCATAAATACATATGTTCTGGTCTTGTATCTGTTTTCTTTTTATCTAATAATTCTTTTAAATCATCCCTATTAACATTATATGGATTTGAGTAATTTTTTAATTTATACGGCAAATCAATCTCACACGTTTTATCTTCTTCATTATATAAAAGTTCATACATATTTACTTTTGATATAACAGTTTCTAAACATCTTTTTAAGTTTCTAACTCCCTTCTCTCTACCAGTATGATTTTCAATAATATAAGTTAATATTTCATCCGTAAATACTATTTTGTCAGTATACATATAGGTTTTCAATAATTCTGGTAATAAATAATTGTTAGATATTTCAATTTTATCACTTGTTTTAAATCCATTTGTATTTATGACATACATTCTATCACGTAAAATAGGATCTACTAAATGTTCATGATTAAATGAAAATATAAATAATGCTTTGGATAAATCTAATTCAATACCACTAAAATAATTGTCTTGGAAGCGATCATTTTGTGAATGATCTGTCAAGTGGGTTAATAAATGAACTATTTCACGTCCACGACTAGAATCACTTATTTTATCTAATTCATCAAAATATATAATAGGATTCATACATTTTGATTTCATTAATACATCTACAATTCGACCCCATCGTGAACCTTCATAAGTAAAATTATGACCATCAAAATAACAACTATCTGATGCACCACCTAATGCAATGAATGCAAATGGTCTATCAATTGCTTTTGCAATACCTTCTTTAACCAATGTTGTTTTACCATTACCCATCGGACCTTGTAGTGCTAATATATTTCCACTTGAAGTTGGATTTTGTATCCATTTACTTATTACTTGTAATATATGTGTTTTTGCCGTTTTATGTCCATATATTGCCCGATTTAATGTATCATATGTATTTTTTAAAAATAACTGTTTATCACGTTTGCTACTTGCAATATCAATAGGAAGTTTGCTGTAAATATTAATGGGTATTCGAATTAAACCATTAATCCATTGATCCATTTTAGAGTATTCACCAGAAGAAGGATCTAACTCTGATATTTTTTCTATTTGTTTTAAAGCAATAGATTTTGTATTAATATCCATATCAGACTCAAGTATTTTGAATTTAAGTGGTTTTGAACTATCATTAATATATTGTATATCACGAACTTGTTCTATTATTTCTGTTTTTGCAGTATCTGTTAAACTTTTAAAATAATCTGTTTCATCTATATTTTGTCGTGTATTTGATAATTCTTCATATTCTTTGTCTAATTCACTTTCATTAATTCTTATATTTGGTTCACCTGTTTTGCCATTTATTAATTTTAATAATACATCTTCTAGTGTTAATGGACTAGATTCAGATTCACTTTCAGTTTCTTCTGGTGGTTCATCTGATTCAAATAATTCCGAATCAGTGGTTTCTTCATCTGATGATTCATTATTCAATCTTTTTCTTTTTGATCTTGTAATCATTGTATGATTACTCATTTTTATATTTATAG